TCAGGCTGCCTCCTCCTCGTCGTCCTCCGCTGGAGGCAGCGAGGCGTCGCGGCACAGACTCAGCACATATTTGTAGGCTTCACGATCTACGCCAAATAGAAGGCGGGAGGGCTCTACCGTGAGGTCGAGCGTTTCGTCTCCCGGAAGCCGTAGCGTAATTGCCAGCCACCCGTCTTCATTGCCTGCAGCTTCTGCCTCGACGTGAAAATCAATGAGGGCATTTGACTTGGGAAGGCGTTCGTACGGCTCAAGCGTCGTGACAGGGTCGGGTTCGCGCTCGAGGTAAGCTTCATGCAGGAAGGTGACGAGGGCATCTGCGGCAAGCACTGCGGCCCGCCGGTGATGTGCCGAGAGCTTGTGTGCGAACCCTTCCTTTCCGTGGCTGATTGGCCCTGCCATATTCCGGAAGTGACCCAATGCGTCGACCAGCTTGAAATGCTGCGACAGAAGCTTGCTGAACGGATCGTCGCGGCTTTCTGTCAGGTTGAGCAAGCGCAGTGCGCCGGAGACCCAATCCTTGAAACCCGGGGTGTCTGCCTTAATAGGGCTGTCCTTCCAATCCTTGATCGGGTTGGACGGATCATCGAGGTTTTCGATGATCACGCGGCAAGCGCATTCGACGAGGCCCTTCGACGCGTCGATACAGGCATCGTGACCTTCGGCAAAGGTCTGTTGCAAGGTATCGAACGTTTGCTGCAGCATCGGCGCATGGTTCCAATGCTCGCAGAATCTCTCAATGCCTGGATACCAATCGCTACTCATGCACCTGGCGCTCCATCATTCGCTCCGGCGCCCTTGCCGCTGCGTTTGCATGACGGCCGACAAGACAACGTCCAGGTCGGCCATGCTGCGCAGGGTAAAGCGGACCAGATCGGCCTTACCGAGCATGCCCATATCTTTCAAAGCGGAATGACGGCCATATTGCTTGCCGCCACCTTTTGCCGAAGTCTTGTAGAGGTCCGCTTTGGAATAGGGCTCTGCAACCAGAGTACCTTCGGGGATCGAGGCAACCTGCGCGGTCAGCACCCATAGATGCGGCTCGGTGTCGGGGTGCTTTTCGAACATCAGCTCGATCGGCGCGTCGTGGTGCGACCGCATCTTGTACCTGTTGGCGTAGGCAGCTTGATGGCCTAGGCGATGTTCGTCGGCGATGCTGTCCAGCCGGGTGACGATAGCCCGCTTGAGATTGGCCCGTGCAATATCGGTCATGCGTGCTCTGCCTTGTGGCTGTCGAGGTCGGCCACCCGCAACTCCCCTGACATCAGACGCGGCAGCAGGAGGTCGCCGGTCTGGGCGAGGGTGCGGGATTCATGCACGTTTGCCAAAATCTTGTCGAACATCGGCGATACTGCATCCTCGAACGCATCCAGAACCCTGTCGGATGGCATCGGCAAAGACAACGACTCGAACGTCTGCCTCGTGATCGTGGAAAAGACCGAACCGTGAGCCATTGCCTGCAACTGGCTAACCATGTTCTGGGCAATCAGGTAGCTGGCATAATCCCCAACCGAACCCGCCCCGCGCAGGCCGTAGCAGGACTGATTGAAGGTCATTTCGCGGCTCGCGACAGCAAGATTGCCGACCGTTCCACGGGCAGAGATGATGGTCGTTCCCTTCGGCACCAGACGCGCCGAGCTTCCATTCAGGCCGGCGTCAGAGATGGTCTTTTCGGTATAGGTCACGAAGACACTGCCATTGGGCGGGGTGTCGGTCACCGAGAACCATGGGATCGGACCGTCCCAAAAGTCCGTGATCGAGGTTTTCGGTGTCCCCCCACCGATGATCGAGAAGAACTCGGTCAGCGGCTTCTCTTCCCACCCCTCCGGCTTGCCCTCGGCGTCGAGGCGGTCGGGGAAGAGGGACCAGAGGTCGGGGGAGAAGTAGGGTTCGCGGCCTTCCATCTTGGCGCGGGTGGGGCCGAAATCGACGAACCAGTCGCGGAACAACGCCCGCGCTATGGCCTCTAGCGTGGCGTTCATCTTCCGGTTCAACTCGATCTTGTCATCCAGCGCCCCGAGGGTGGCGGCGATGGTCTCACGTTCAGGAGCTGGAGGCATGACAATCGGAAGACTGGCCAGATCGCGAAGGTTCAGCGTCGCTTGGACCGTCGTATTCAGACGGTCTTGGATGTGTGCCCGTGCTGGCCCACCCTTCAACGCAAGGCGTATCCAGTAGGGGCCGATATCTTTCTTTACCGGAATTACCGCAACGGCGCGGGCAACGTTCCAGCCTGCAAGACTTGAATCGACGATCGCGGTCTGGCCAACCGTGCCGACGATGCTCATTATGAGTTCGCCGCCGCGCAGACGCGTCCGAGCGTGTGCGGCTTCGATTGCCGGTGCAACGCGCAACGGCTTCGACATCTCTACGATCTCACCCTTGAGGTCGCTCACCCGGACTATCGGGATGCCATCCGGTTGATGCTCGCCTGGCTGAACAATGCCGTATGATATGCCTCGGGCTGCATCGACAAGGCCACCGAGTTTTTCGACGGACCAATCTGGCGTCATGACCCAATCCCCGCCAGCCTAGCCCGGATCGTCGCCGTCAATTCCTCGGCCTCGGCGAACTGCCCCTCCAGCGTCGCCTGCAATCCCGCGAAACGCTCAGCAAAGGGCGTGTCGTCCTCCTCCGCCGCCTCAGTCCCGACATAGCGGCCCGGCGTCAGGACGTGGCCGTGGGACCGGATGTCCTCAATGCTCGCCGACCTGCAGAAGCCCGGTACGTCGGCGTAGCCCTCGCCCAGCCGCCAGGCGTGATAGGTGTCGGCAATCCGCTCGATGTCGGCGTCCGAGAACTCTTTCCGGGTGCGGTCCACCATGAAGCCCAGCTTGCGGGCGTCTATGAACAGCACCTCGCCCCGCCGGTCGCGCAGCTTGCCGTCACGGGCAATGCCGTTCGACTTGTCCCGCGCCAGAAACCACAGGCAGGCCGGAATCTGCGTGGAATAGAACAGCTGCCCCGGCAGGGCGATCATGCAGTCCACGACCTCGCCCTCGATCATCGCCTTCCTGATCTCGCCCTCGCCCGACTGGGTCGAGGACATCGAGCCATTGGCCAGCACCACCCCGGCCGTGCCGGTTGGCGACAGGTGATGCAGGATATGCTGCAGCCAGGCGAAGTTGGCATTGCCCGCAGGCGGAATGCCGTATTTCCAGCGGGCATCCTCGCGCAGCCGCTCGCCGCCCCAGTCCGAGATGTTGAAGGGCGGGTTGGCCAGGATCATCTCGGCGCGCAGGTCAGGCAATTCATCCTTGTGGAAGCTGCCCTCCGAGTTCCAGCGGATATCGGCGTCAATCCCGCGCACAGCGAGGTTCATCTTGCACAGCCGCCATGTGGTGTAGTTGCTCTCCTGCCCGTAGATGGCGATGTCGCCCAGCCGGCCGCCATGCGCCTCGACGAACTTTTCCGACTGCACGAACATGCCGCCCGAGCCGCAGCAGGGGTCATAGACGCGGCCTTTGTAAGGCTCCAGCATCTCGACCATGGTTCGCACGACCGAGCGCGGGGTGTAGAACTCGCCGCCGCGCTTGCCCTCACTGCCTGCGAACTGGCCGAGGAAATACTCATAGACGCGGCCGAGCAGGTCGCGGGCCTTGTCCTTGCCCTCGCCCAGCGCGATGCCCGAGATCAGGTCGATCAATTCGCCCAGCATGACGGCGTTCAACGCCGGACGGCCGTAGTCCTTGGGCAGCACGCCCTTGAGCGACGGGTTGACCTTCTCGATGGCGATCATCGCCTCGTCAATCAACTTGCCGATGGTCGTCTGCTTGGCGTGGGCCTGCAGATGCGACCAGCGCGCCTCCTGCGGCACCCAGAATATGTTGTCGGCGAGGTATTCGTCGGGGTCCTCGGCGCCCTCGGGATACTCCGCCAGCAGCGCCTGGCGCTTGAGTTCGAACCCGTCCGAGATGTGCTTGAGGAAGATCAGGCCAAGGGCGACGTGCTTGTAGTCCGACGGCTCCATGTTGCCGCGCAGTTTGTCGGCGGCTTTGAACAGGCTGGTTTCAATGCCGAGGTCGGAGCCGTTGTCTGCTGATGCCATTGATGAATCTGCCCCTGAGAATACGGGTCGGACCGTATTTCAGCCGGCAGGCGGAATCCAGCCGCTAACCGCGGCCGGATGGTCGCACCTCCCACGGCCGCGCCCTCGGCATCGCCGCCGTCACGTCGATGTCCCGCAGCATCCCGCCGGCAATCAGCCCGTCACGGATCCAGCCGAGCGCCTGCAACCATTCGTCATAGGCGCGGCGCGCGGCCTCGATCTGCTGCGGGTGGGGGCGGAAGGTGACCGGGCAGGCCAGCAACTCGACCGTACGCCACTTGCCGCGAGTCACGATGCGCTCGGTGCCAACGACGATGGTGGTGGCCCGCTCGCCATGCTGGTTGCGCTTCACCTCGAGCGGCACGCAGCGCGTGACGGCACTGGGCATCCAGTCCGGCGTCAGCCCGGCGCGCGCCAGCTCGGCGATGCGGATCGCCATGCGTTTGCCGCCGAGGCTGTCAGGGACCCCGGCGACGGTGGCGGCGATCACCTCGGCGTCCTCGTGGGTGTAGCCGCCGATCTTGTGCTGGCCGCCGTCGATCTTGCAGCCCAGCGCCGCGCGCTGCAGCAGGACGTATTCGAGACCGAAGCCGAAGCTTTCCTCGGTTACGTTCCGGGGCAGGGGCAGTTCCAGTTGTGCCTTCTCGACCCGGAACGCCCATTCCAGCGCCGCCTGCACGCCCAGCGCCCGTTTGACCCTTGTGCCGCGTGCGCGGCCGATCTGTTTGTGGAAACTCATGGCTGCAATCCGTCAAAGAGGGTCATCTGCGCCAGGCGCTGGGCCGCATCCGTCGGCCGCCAGATCCACGGGCCCGAAGCCATGGGCAGCTGCGAGAGAGCGCCACGCATGTGCCGCTGCCAGCGGGTGAACTCCGTTCCCGAGCAGGCGCAGAGCGCGTGCCCGATGGGCCAGCCCATCAGCCATCCGACGAAGAGCGGGTTCAGCCGCCGCCGCGACCGACCCTTCAGGATCCGCCGCGAGACGGCGCGCCCATGCGAGGCAATCATCGAAGCCCAGAGCGGGCGCGAGATCGGGGCGTGCTGCGAGAACCGCGGCCCATCCGGCGAGATCATCGGGCCCGGGCGGGTGAAGCCCTGCTCCGCCCGGTAGTGCAGCAGGTCCATCCGGGACTTGCCGTCGGCACGGGTGATGCTGGTCGCGCTCGATCCCTTCCAGTTCTGCGCGGCCGGGGTCGGCCACTGGTCCGGCAGCGCCCGGAAGATGCCCGGCACCAGCTCGTCGGCCTTCCGGGTGAGGTCGCTGTTCCCGGCCGGGTCGTCGCTCGCGGTCCCTGGATGCAGGCTCGTCAGTGCGGGCGAGGATGAAGATCCGCAGTCGCTGATGCGGCGCGCCGACCTCTGCCGCGCTGAACAGGCCTGCCGCAGGCGTGTAGCCCATGCTCCAAATCTCTCGGAGGACGGACTCGAGCCCGAGGGTGACGTGTCCGGCGACGTTTTCGAGGAAGACCCATTCGGGTCGGCATTCCCCGATGACGCGGGCCACGTCGAGCCAGAGGTGGCGGGGATCACCGGCGCCCTCACGCTTGCCGGCCGCGCTGAAGGGCTGGCAGGGATAGCCGGCGAGCACGATGTCGAAGGCGCCGCGGAAGGGGCGTGCATCGAAGCAGCGCAGGTCGGTCCAGACTGGCGCCGGGGCGAAATACCCGGCGCGCTGGGCGGCGATGAGGACGGCGCGGGGCCAGTCTTCCCATTCCACGGAGGCGCGGGTGTGATAGCCGGACTCGGCGAGCATGAGGCCCAGATCCAAGCCTCCGCCGCCTGCGCAGAGGGATAGTCCGTGCCGGGGACGTGACACCATGCCATTCACCGCACCCCTCGCGCCCGCAAGCGTTCGGCCGTGACCAGACCCCGGCTCAGCATTGCCACGCGCATGGTGTTGCTGATGGTGTTGGCGGGGAGGTACCGGTCCGAATTCACCAACTCGGCGTAGAAGGCCGCGAGTTCGTCGGTGCTGGGACGAGGGCCAGCGTCGCGCTTGCCCCTTCGTGGGGATTTCCGGCCGCCGGTATCTGCAGCTATCTGCGCATCGCGCCGGGCGGCGCGTTCCATGGCGCGATCGAGAGCCTTGGGTCCGTCGGGCGGGTCGGGATGATCGCGCCGCGTTGCAGTGGCGATCTCGATGATCCGGTCCTCGGTCAGCCCGAGGTCATCGATCCATCGGCGCACATGCAGCCGGGCAGGCCAGCCCTGCCACCAGGCGGGAAGCGTGGCGTCGAGATCGAGGCCCAGCGCACCCAGAAGCTCGGCGAAGAATCGATCGAAATCGGCCTCGCGCGCCTGCGCGTCCTCCTCCTCCTTTACTGGTTCTCTTAAAGGTTCTCTTACAAGGTTAGTGTCCGAAATCCGGACACGGCTTTCGGTATTTTCCGGACACGGCTCGCGGTGAAAATCGGACACGGCTCCGACGCCGATCCCGTGTATGATTTCCGGACACGGGTCAGCCGGATCTCCGCTGCGGGGGGAGGGATCACCATCACCGACGAAGGGCAAATCTCCGTGTCCGGATTCCGGACATGGCTCAGGATCACGAGGGGCGATGCCCTCCTCGAACCCCAGGATGTAGCGGGTCGGCATCTGCCGTTTGGTCACTGGATCGACCCGGGCCACCCGGCGCAGCAGTTGCGCGACCTCGAGCCGGTCCAAGTGGTCGTTCAGGGTGGACCGGCTGATCTCGCAATCCTCGGCCAGCCGGGCTTGCGAGGGGAAGCAGCCGTAGTCCGGATTGAACCGGTCGCACAGATGCCAGAGCACGATCTTGGTTGTGGGCTTCAGCCCGCGCTGCTGGATGGCCCAGTTGGTGGCGGCATGGCTCATGGCGCGACCCTCCGCGCCGGGAGCTGCACGCGGCTGGTGAAGCCGTGATCGGCCAGAGCGCCCAGCGCGTCGTCGACCGAGCGCACCAGCGCCCAGCCGAAGCCTTGGGCGCCGACCGTGTCGCGGAAGACCTCCTGCGATTTCCGCAACCGGCCGGTCGGGCTCTTGACCTCGAGGAACAGCACGCGGCCACCGGAGATGACGATCAGGTCGGCGAAGCCTGCGTGGACGCCCATGCCGACGAGGATCGCCTGACGCCTGGCGCCGCGCGGCCCGGCCTCGGTGACCTCGTTGGCGCAATGGTGGACGATGGCGTCGCGGGGCAGGGCGAAGCGCAGTGCCTGCACGATGGCGCGCTGGATGTCGGCCTCGGGGGTGCTGCGGCGGTTCATGCGGCACCGCCGGGCCGAAAGGTTGACGTGGTAGTGGCGTGCAGCGGACTGGAATCGCGCAGCCGCAAGAGATCGTGGGCTCGGGCGCGCTCGGCGTCGTCGTCGCTCTGATCGGCGACCACCAGGGCGGCAAGCGTCACCAGCGTGATGGAGTGATCTGCAGCTTCGCTGAGAATGCTGCGCGCTTCCGTCAGCCGTGCCTGCCGCCACTGCGCGAAAGGAGCGCCCAAGTTTGGCTTTGCGGCGGGACAGTGAATGGTGCGGGAGGTGCAGGTCATTTCCGACCTCCGGCCATGCGGGCCCGCGGCATCTCCTGCGCCGCCAGCCAGTCCTGCACGGCCCGCCGCCGGTAGAGCACCGTGCGGCCTGCCCGCACGCAGGGCGGACCGAAACGCCGCGCCTCCCAGCGCCCCAGCGTGTCGACCGTTACGCCCAGCGCATCGGCCAGTTCCTTGCGGGTGATCCAGCCCGAGAGCAGCGCGGTGCTGGCCGCCTCCGGTTCAGTCTGTGGTTGAGTCATCTCTGCCTCCTGATTGCCGTCCCGGATGGGCGGCCGTCGTCAGGCAGCGAGAGCAGACCGGCGGGGGTGGCGGGGTGGCGCAGGGTGGCGGTCATTTGCCGGGACCAGCGCCACCCCATGTTTCATGGGGTTTTCAGCATCAGTGCGCCGGTGCGACGCCGAGTCGCAGCGTTGCGCCACCCGCGGGCAGGCGAGTTGATTTGTGTTTCTGGTTTGTTCTTGCTTTTCATCCGAAGGGCGAGTGGTTCGCGCGACCGATGTGAGAGGGGAGCAGAGATGGCTGAGATCGTTTTCAAGCGCGCCTGATCGTTCCCGACAGGCTGCCGCGGCGGATTTTCCGCGCGGTTGACCCCCAATTTTCCGACTACCAGGCCCGGGGCTGCCTCTGACAGGAGCGCGGAGCGATGGCCTGTTTCAAGACACCACAGAAAGGAATTGAGGCATGGCATTGCCGCCTCGCGTCTATTTCACATTGCATGAAACCGCCGCCCGCTGGGACTGCACCCTTGCCGATATCGCCGGCTGGGCATCGGTCGGGCGGTTTGACATCGTGACCGCCATCGCACCCGTGACCGTGGGCATGCAGAAGGTCTCGGGCTTTGTCGCTGTGTCGGTAACGGACATCCTGCACATGTTCCGCCGTTGTGGAACGGGGCCGACCATCAGTCGGTTGTGGCAGGTCCGCCCATTGGGCCAAACTGAGTGGGTGCACTTGCCGGAGCACCGGACCGGAATCGAGGTCACGCTCGCGGACCTGCTGATCATGGCCGAGGACGTGCGCCGGTTCGAGACGGATTGCGATCTGCTGCGCCGCCCGGCTTCCCATATCGGATCCACGGCGCGCTACGACTGGGACGGGATGTATATCGCGCTGATGGTGCGGATGCACGATCAGGGCCTGCCCGCCACGCAGGCCGAATGGCTGGGCGAGGTGCAGGAGTGGTTCGTCGCCACAAGCGAGAGCGGCGAGGTGCCGGATGAACGCACCATCCGCCGCAGGCTCACCCCGATCTGGAAAGCACTGCGGGGATCCTGTTGATCATCAGCATGGGAAGCGGTTGGTCGCGCAGCGGGTCAGGCCGACTTCCGCGCCTCATCGGCATCATGCACCAGCTTGGGCCGGGGCCGGAAGGCGCTGGCCACCGCGTCGACGCCCGCCCGCAGGGGCGAGTCCATCAGGTGCGCATAACGCTGGGTGGTCTGCATCTGGCTGTGACCCAGCAGCTTGCCGATCATTTCCAGCGAGGCGCCGCCGCTGACGAGGAGCGAGGCAAAGGTGTGCCGCAGGTCGTGGATCCTCACGTCGGGGATGCCGACCGTCTTCTGGATTGCCGCCCAGAAGCAGCGTATTTCCTTCACCGGCTGGCCGGGCACATCGCCGGGAAACAGCAGCGCGCAGCCGCGCGGCACCAGCAACTGGCGCTGCCGCACGATCGCCGCCGCCTCGTCGGAGATCGGCAGGCGGTGAATCTTGCGCTGCTTGGTCATGCTGGCGGGCTTCGTCCAGCTCAGGTGATCGAGGTTGAAATGCTCGAAGCGCGCCTGCCGGACCTCGCCGACCCGCGCGCCGGTCAGCATGCAAAGCCGGATGATGTCGGCCGCGCGGCGGTCCTCGGCCACGTCCAGCGCTTCGGCCAGCCTGCGGATTTCCTCGGGGCTCATGAAGCGCTCGCGCGGGTTCTCGATCCGGCGGCGGAAGCCCGAAGCCGGGTTGTCCTCCCGCCAGCCCCAGCTGACCGCATAGGTGAACATCTTGCGCAGCACCTCGCCGGTGCGGTTGGCGCGCACCGGAGTGGGCTTCGCCCCCTGCAGCTTCCGCGCCCGGTTGTTCGGCTTGGCCTTGGACGGCCGGGCCCGCCCTTCCGCCACCTTGTTCAGCAGCCTTTCGACATCATAGGGGGTGATTTCCGTGACCAGCCTGTTGCTCCAGTCCGGCGCCACCATCTTCGCCAGCATCGACCTCTGATCGGAGGCGTTGCGATCAGACAGGTTCGGCAGGTGCACCTCAGTGTAGCGCGCGATCAGGTCCTTGAACCGTGGGGCATCGCGGCCGATTTCCTTCTGGCCCAGCGGGTCGCCCCCGGCGTCGATCTCGCGCCGCAGCTCCTTCGCCCGCTCCCGCGCCGCCGTGGTCGACCATTCGGGCCAGCGCCCGATAGTCATCCGCCGCTGCCGCCCCGCATGGCGGTAGTCGATGGTGAAGGCCCGGTTCCCGGATCGATAGATGCAGACGGCGAAGCCGCGCACCTCGGTGTCGAAGATCTGGTAGTCACGTCCCGCAGCCGGATCGGCCTCGCGGACGGTTTTCTCGTTCAAACGCAGTCGGTTGACCATGCAACTCACCCTTCAGTCGTCATCCCATGAGGCGTGGATTCGCGCCCCAGGCAAGCAACGCATGACGACAAGGGTGGCGGGGTGGCGCAGGGTGGCGGTCATCTGGCGGGGCGCGCCACCCGGAGGCGGTTGTCGGCGAAAGCGGATGTCCATTGCGACTTAGAGTACCACCTGACCATGGCCGTTAGCCGACGGTCCTCGTTAAGCAGAGCCTAGGAAAAAGAGCGCATCGCCTGACAGGCTCCAACGGGGCTTCTGCTCCGTCGACTCCGATGGATTTTCAGCGCGAGGTGAATCCGCGCTGCCACTGGCCACCTTTCCGACCGCCTGCTAAAGGCGATACCGCGAGGAGAAGAAGCAATGGCATTCAAAAGCGCGGCCCCTACTGAGATCGTCCCTGCGAGCCCGGAGGAAATCCTTCTTACACTCCCTCGTCGCACGATCCCCGGCGTCTTGCTGCATCAAGGCGAGATTATGCGGAGCTATGCCGCGCAAGCAGTGGCCGACGCCGATGTTGCCTTGCAGCTTCCGACTGGAAGCGGGAAGACCTTGGTTGGGCTGATGATCGCCGAGTGGCGCCGCCGCAAGTTCAAGGAACGGGTGGTCTATCTATGCCCCACCAAGCAGCTTGTGAACCAGGCAGTGGAGCAGGCCCGCACCCAGTACGGACTGACAGTAAACGGCTTCACGGGAGGCAAGCGAGATTACGATCCACAAGCGCGCGCCGAGTATCAGAATGCCGATCGCGTCGCCGTGACAACCTACAATTCGCTCTTTAACACCAATCCGTTCTTCTCTGATCCAGACGTCATCATTATCGACGATGCACATGCGGCCGAAAATTATATCGGCGAGATGTGGACGCTTCGTGTTCAGCGGACAAAGCAGCCGCATCGCGCGCTTTTTGAAGCGCTCACCGGTGTGTTGCGCCCGCATTTGGATGCATATGATTTTTCGCGGTTGACCGGACGATGGGACAGCAATCCAGAAGACCGGCGCTGGGTGGACAAGCTCCCAACTCCGATCTTTGCAGAAATTGCGGATGAACTCACGGCAGTAATCGACGCCCATGCCGAAGAGCTGGACATTCGGTGGGCATGGTCGATGATCCGAAGTCATCTTGCCGCATGCCATTTGTACATATCTGCAACCGAACTGCTCATCCGTCCCCTGCTGGCACCGACATGGCAGCACGGTCCCTACCTTAATGCGCGGCAGCGCATATTCATGTCCGCCACGCTCGGTGCGGGGGGAGATCTAGAGCGCCTCACGGGTCGCAACAACATCAAGCGCTTAAATGTTCCGGAGGGCTGGGACCGTCAGGGTATTGGTCGCCGGTTCTTCATCTTTCCGGACAGTTCACTTAAGGCCGATGACGTGGCGACGCTGCGTCACCAATTAATGCAGCGTGCGGGGCGAAGTCTCGTTCTCGTGCCCAGTGATCAGCAGGCCGAGGAGATTAGGGAAGACATCAAAAATAATCTCGGATTTTCCACGTTCAGCGCTGACGACATAGAAGAGTCGAAGCAGCCGTTCGTTACCGCTCCGCAGGCAGTAGCTGTAATTGCGAATCGATATGATGGCATCGACTTTCCCGGCAAAGATTGCCGCCTGCTCTTCATTGAGGGGCTGCCCCGCGCCGCCAATCTCCAAGAACGCTTCATCATGCTCCGGATGGGGGCATCCCAGCTCTTCAACGACCGCGTGCAAACGCGCGTGCTGCAGGCGATTGGCCGCTGCACACGTTCGCTAGAGGACTACTCCGCCGTGGTTGTTTCCGGCGAGGAGTTGCCCGATTATCTGGCAGATCGGCGGCGGCGCGTTCATTTGCACCCCGAACTCCAAGCCGAACTCGAATTCGGCAATGAGCAGTCGATCGGCACTACCATGGCCGACATTACCGAAAATCTAGAGATATTTCTGGCGAATGACGCCCGATGGGATGCAGCGAACAACGACGTTCTTCGGAAACGCGCCGCGGCGGTGCAGCAGCCGTTTCCGGCACTGGGGGAGCTGCAAGCGATTGTCGGTCGGGAGATCGAGTATCAGGGCCGCCTCTGGAAGGGCGATTACGAAGGAGCCCTCGAAGCCGCGGAAGCCGTGCTAGGCGGGCTCACGGATCCGGATTTGCGGGGCTACCGGGCGCTTTGGCACTATCTGGCTGGATCAGCAGCGTGGTATGGTGAGCGCGCGGGTATCGCATCGCTTGGCGTTAAGGCCCGTGGCCACTTCAACCATTCGAAGCGGGCTGCCGCCGACCTGCCTTGGTTGGTTAAATTGGCGCGCTATCAAGCTGCCGGGGAGCCGCCCGTCGGCCGCAGCCCTCGGCTGCTCCGTCAAATCGAGCGCGTCGAGGGTGTGCTCGAACGGCTCGGCACGGTGACCGACCGGAAGTTCAATGAACGAGAGCGGGATATCCTACATGGGCTCGCCTCCAGTGAAGGATTCGAGCAGGCGCAGGTGCGCCTTGGGGAGATGCTGGGCTTTAGTGCCGGAAAGCGTGAGGTCGACGCATCGCCCGACCCTTGGTGGGTGGCGGACGATCTGTGCTTCGTATTCGAGGATCATGCTGGCGCGTCTAATGACGTACTTGACGCGACCAAGGCGCGACAGGCGGCCTCGCATCCCAACTGGATCCGGGATCATGTCCCTCTGCCGGACGATGCGACGATTCTGTCGGTGCTGGTCACGCCAGTGACCAAGGCCAAGTCGGGGGCCGTCCCCCATCTCCACTCCGTTACGCTCTGGGAGATAGAGTCGTTTCGGCATTGGGCGAAGCAGGCACTCCAGACGATGCGCGAGTTGAGGCGAACCTTCGGCCAAGCCGGCGACCTGGTCTGGCGAGCGGAGGCCGCGGAGCGCTTCGAACAGGCCGGGCTGGGTGCCGATCAGATTTACAGGTGGCTGAAGGAGCGAAGTGCTAGCAGTATCCTGCAGAGCGTTCCCTGAACGATGATGGTAAGCCCGCTTCCGCTGCGAATTTGAAATCAGGGACGGCCGGAGCGATCTGCTCGTCCATTCTCGCTTCCTTCGATGTTTTTTCAAGCGGACGGACAGTTGTGTCTCAGCGGGAGCGTCGGTTGCGCTGCGCTCGCTACACGAACAAAGCGCAGGCTCCGTTACCATCCTCCCGGCAGCAGGCCACGAACGCGCGGCGCCGTGTCATTGAGTGGGGCGAGGGGAGCCATGCATGCAATCGCTTCCCGTTGGCACATCAACGCCACCTCAACCCGCAGACGCCGTTTTGGCGCGCATAGTACCGTCAAAGCGCGGCCAAAATCGGCCAATGCCGACATTGTATCTTGGCGATTTCAGTAACTTGCACGGCAGCTAGCTAATTTCACTAAGTTTTCCTGAAAGCGGACAAGTAGGCTCATAACCTGAAGGTCACAGGTTCAAATCCTGTCCCCGCAACCAGAACACCACGTCTTATCAAAGACTTCAAAGCCGAGCATTGCGCTCGGCTTTTGTCATTCCAAATTCTTGTCAACACCTGGTCAACGTTTTGCGAGGCCCCCATCACGGTGCGGATGATCGTGGCCATGACCGTCACACCTTCAGCAGATCAAGCAGCGGATCAAAGGCGTACATCGCTGCACGTCGTCCCGAAGCCGGTTCAATGGTGCGCAGCATGCCTGCCTCGACCAGTCGTCGGGATAGCGCTCGCGCCGAGGATGGTGGGATGCCTGAGCGTTCGACGAAGCGGTCGTTGCGGAACACTGGACTAGCAAAGACGAAGTCCAATGCCTGATCGTGGAACTGCGAATTCAGAACTTCTCGAAACCGTTCCCGCATCTCGCCGTGCAGGTGGAAGATCGCGTCGGCAGTCTGGATGTTGACCGTCGCCTGGGCGTGCATCGCCTGGAGGAAGAATACCACCCAGTCGGTCCAATCGCCCGTGGCGGAGACAGCACGCATTCCCTCGATGTACTCGTCCTTGCGGGCCTCGAAGTAACCCGACACAAAAAAGTTCGGCTGGTGCAGGACGCCAAGCTTCCACAGCATCAGGGTGATCAGCATTCGACCGATCCGGCCGTTGCCGTCTTCGAAAGGGTGCAGAGCCTCGAACTCCACATGCGCGATGGCGGTGCGGATCAGGGGCCGCATCGAGCTTTCGTTGATGTAGCGGACGAGTTCGGCCATCGCTGGGCCCAGCTGCTCCGGGGCGATTGGAACGTAGTAGATCCTTCCCCGCCGTTCATCCCCTATGTAGTTCTGCTCAACCTTGTAGCTGCCGGGGCGCTTGCGGGCTCCCCGGCCGAAGGACAGCAGCTGCTGATGGGCGGTGCGGATCAGATGCTCCCCAAGCGGCGCGCCTTCGGCCAGCGCCTGCTGGGCATTCCGCAGCGCGCGGGAGTAAAGGTAGGTCTCCACGTCGTCGTTGCGCGCCTCCCGGTAAGGGTCGGTGCTGCCTGCATCCTCTTCGGCTTCAAGTCGGTACAGCTCCTCGATGGTCGAGATCGTCCCTTCCATCCGGGAGGAGGTGACCGCGTCCTGGCGGCGCAGGGGGGCGAGGAACAACTCGCTGTTCACCATTCCCGACATCTTGGCATCGTATCGGGCAAGGGAGGCCGCTGCCTCTTCAAGGGGTCCGAGAAGCACCTCGTAGTCGAGTGAGCCAGAGGGAAAGCTGCCGGTGTGATAGATAACGGCATCTGTCAGATCGTAGGGTTTGATGATCATGCAGGCACCGATTCTGTCGTCAACGAGCGTTGCTGCGAACCTAGTCACAGCAAATGCGCTTGGCAACAGAATATCGCCCAATTCTAACATCAAAGGGCGTTGTCGCCAGCGGTCTGCCTCCAAGCAGGTTTGGTGACAGAGACTGGCGGCGAAGATGGCATCAAGGCATGAGCCCTACATATTCTCCGCGTTCTGTGCTAGAATACACCCGCAAGGGCAATCGCCCCGATGGCGAACAGTTCGGCTTTTCCGTCGCGGGTGGGCGCATCCGGGGCCATGTCGACGGGATCGTCGCCGCGGCACCTGAGCCACTTGGCATCGGCGTTCCTGCGCTATGGGAATGCAAGACCATGAACGCCAAGAACTGGAGGGCCTGCGTCAAGGATGGGGTCGCCGTCGAGAAGCCGGTCTATGCCGCGCAGATCGCGCTCTACCAGGCCTACATAGAAGGGACGGTCCCCGGCATCTCGGCCAATCCGGCGCTGTTCACAGCGATCAACAAGGACACGGCCGAACTGCACCACGAGCATGTGCCCTTCGATGCAGGGCTCGCGCAGCGCATGTCGGACCGGGGCGTGCGGATCCTGCAGGCGACCGACGCGGGCGAACTGCTGCCCCGCATCGCTGCAAATCGAGATTTCTTCGAATGCCGCTTCTGCCCGTGGGCGGAGCGCTGCTGGGGGCTGCCCGCATGACCGAAGACAACATCATCCACTTCAGCCCATGGCAGGATTTCAACGACGCCCCGGCGGCCGAAGATCCCTTTGGCGTGGAGCCCGACCCGGCCCAGATCGCGACATTACTCGATGTGGTGTTCGGCTGGTGCGAGGGCCAGATCCCGGTCCGAGGCTTTGTCGACATAGGGCAGGGCAAGGAGGGCCGGCCGCACAACGTCTGGATCGACGCCGACGCCACAGCACCGGGAAAGCTTGCGACATTTGCCAACTTGGCCTGGCGCGAAGGTGCCGCCGTCTATGTGATCCCGGGCACGGTCGCCGGGGCAGGACAGGCCAAAGCCGCCGAAGTCCTGCAAATGCAGGCACTGGTCGTCGATCTCGATGCGGGCGACATCCCCGCCAAGCTCGCCCATCTGCTGCGTCATCTGGGTCAACCCACCCTGATCATCGAGAGCGGCGGGCGGACTTCCGAAGGTGCCAGCAAGCTGCATGTATGGTGGAAGATGACCGAACCCGCCGAGGGGGCGGCGCTGGCCAGTCTTTGCGGCCTGCGGGGCGAGATTGCCCTGAAGGTCGGCGGCGACACGCATTTCCGGTCTGCGCACCAGCCGATCAGGGTGGCAGGCACTGTCTATCACAAGCATGGCAACCAGCGCCTGGTGCAAATCCGCGAGCACCATTCCGTCGAGGTCGATCTCGACGAGTTCGCAGAGCGCGTCGCCGAAATGCCGCCTTTGCAGGGGGCCGGGATGGTCGCCAGCAGGAGTATTACCCCGGAAAAGCCCCGCCTCGACGACGTGCTGGTGACCCCGGTGCGCGAGGGCGGCCAGGACGACTGGTCCCGCTTTGAGGGGGCATCAGCCGCGATCGGCCATTTCATCCGCATGGTTCACGAGGGCCGGATGTCAAAGGACGAGGGCTGGCAGGCGATCTGCGGCTACAACGCTGCCATGTTGCGGCCCTCCTGGCCGATCGAGCGCCTGCAGCGCGAGTCCGAGCGGCTCTGGGATCTGCATGTGCAGAAGAATGGTCCGGCGCTGGTCCGCCTCGACAGCGCAGCGCCGGCACTCAGTGAAATGCTCACCTTCACACTCGGCGCACTGCTGGACGATACCAGCCCGATGCCCGAGGATATCATCGCGCCCCGCGTGCTGACGCCGGGTGGCTTGCTGGTGCTGGGCGGCGCACCGAAGGTCGGCAAGAGTGATCTGACCATCAGCTGGCTTGTGCACATGGCCGCCGGTCAGCCCTTCCTTGGCTCCACGCCGCCACGCCCGCTGCGGGTGTTCTACCTGCCGGCCGAGATCCAGTATCACTACCTGCGCGAGCGGTTGGGCCAGATCGCGCTCCCCGACAGAGTTCTCGCGGCAGGACGCGACACCTTCGTGGCGATGCCGAAGCTGAAGATCTTGCTCGACGCCGAGGGCAACATGCGGGTGGCCCGCGCCATCCAGGCAGCCTTTCCGGATGCGGGCCCGGACATCATCTGCATCGACCCGATCCGCAACCTCTTCGACGGCGGTCCGGATGGTGGCGGCGAAAACGACAACACCGCCATGATGTTCTTCCTCAAGGACCGGGTGGAGGTGCTGCGGGACTACATCAACCCGGCCTGCGGGGTGATCCTGGTCCATCACACGCGAAAGCTGTCGAAGCAGCAGCTGAAGAACGATCCGTTCCTTGCCTTGTCGGGGGCCAGCGCGCTCAGGGGCTTCTACACCTCCGGCCTGATCCTGCACCGGCCGGACGAGGACGCACCGGAGCGCAAGCTCGAGATCGAGCTCAGGAATGGCCCGGCGCTGCCCTCGAAGCTGATCGACAAGGTTGGCGGCCAGTGGGTCGAGATCAACCCGATGAACGAGCGCCTGGTCCGCGCCGAAGTCGGCGCGAAATACGACGCAGAACGTGTGCGCAAGCGGGAGGTGATCCTGTCCATCCTGCTCGAATAGGCGGCCGAGGGACGGCTCTACACCGTCAATCAGTTCGCTGAGGTCTTCGAGAACAAGGGCGGTCTGGGCGGCAAGGATGCTATCCGCGACCGGATTGCCGTGCAGGCCACCAAGGGCGCCGTCAAGTTCGTCCGCAACGCAGCGCCCTATGGCCTTGGGCCCTCACGCTCGCGCTTCGGCTACCTCTGCGTCGAGGGGATGGTCATGCCCTTGGGGCGCGATGAGGTCGATCCGGAGACTGGCGAAGTGCGCCTCGCACGCGTTGCGGTGCTGCCCACCCATTACAAGTCGCCGCAGACCGGCGCGCTTCTCGAGGTCGAGAACCCGCATGTCTGGGCCTATCCGAAGGGGGAACGGCCATGATTGCCCCCGACAACTGCTTTGCGCGGCACTGCGCAGGGACCAGTTTGAACCAGATTGGCCGCGCTACCGAAACTGTCTCGGCATACTCACGCAGGACCACGCAGGGTCCAGTTGTAACCAGTTTCGGCCCGCTTCCGAAACTGCCCCAGCAGGATTGCGCGGATGCCGCAAAGGCTACGTTGCACCCAGTTTCGGCAGGATCAGCCGAAATAAACCTCCCGAAACTGGAATTCCTGTTTTCTGTCAGTGCCTTGATAAGGGTTTCAAGTTTCGGGGGTGAAACCACCCCCTACGGGGGTGGGGGAGAACGCCGCAGGCGGGTTCTCCCACGCCCACCCCCAGGGGTTTCGCGCACGGGGCCTGCCGCGGGTCCGATCACCCGATCCGACAACGCCAGTCCGCATCTTCCGCAGCATTACCCGATGTCACCTTCCAACGAGCAGCCAACCAGAAGAGGAGACCACCCATGGCTGACATGTCCTTCGCCACTCAACCCCATATGGCCATCCCCGATCTGCCCACCGCCGTCAGGTCAGGCCGCAACCTGTTGGCCCTCGACCTTGGCACCACGACAGGATGGGCGCTGCATGGCCTTGATGGGCTGATCACCAGCGGCACCGTGTCCTTCCGTCCCGGCCGCTTCGATGGCGGTGGCATGCGCTATCTGCGGTTCACCAACTGGCTGGGCGAGTTGGACCGTCTCTCGGGACCCATCGCGTCCATCTGGTTCGAAGAGGTCCGGCGTCATGTCGGCACCGACGCTGCCCATGTCTATGGCGGGCTGATGGCCACGCTGACTGCTTGGGCCGAATTGCGGGGTGTGCCCTACGAGGGTGTGCCAGTCGGCACCATCAAGCGCCACGCCACTGGCAAGGGCAACGCCGACAAGGCGGCGATGATTGCCGCAGCTCGGGCGAGGGGGTTCAGCCCGGCCGATGACAACGAGCCGGATGCCATCGCGATCCTGTTCTGGGCGCTCGAGACTAAGGGGGGCCTGCAATGACCGGGATGCGTTTTGCACCGAAGGGGTATGGCGGCCGTCGCCGGAATCCCGATGAGGTCAAGCGTGATGGCTAGCGCGAACAGCGCGTGTTGGCCGCCGCCCTCGACGATCACCGCCTGACCTAGCCCGAACGGGAGCTGGTGCGCCAGCTTGGCGAGAAGCTTTATGGCCCGGCCGCGACTGGGCGGGAGGTACAGCGATGACCGTGTGGGACCCCCGCGCTGGTCGAGGAACGGCTGGCCGAAGCCGCCTTCGTCCTGAAGCGTCTGCCCGAGCCCCGCAGGCAGGGCTACTTCAGCACCTGGCCTGCCGTCCTGCACAGCTTCGCCGACCAGGTGGGGCAGGAGCCCAAGCCCATGCGCGTGCTGCCCTCGCCGCAGGCGATCAGCCGGATGGAGGAAACGCTGACCTGGACTGCCTGCCTCGAGCCCGTGGATGGTCGCATCGTCTGCATGAAAGCCCAT